GTTGCGGAAAACCCTCAAATAAGGGCTAAGGTGACCGAATTGGCAGAGCAATTTGTGCGATTCCTTAGAACATTTTCTGAACTAGTAAAACTTGTTAGTTTGACCGTGAAGAATGTTTGTCCTGAGGTGAAAGTTGACGTTGATCCAAAGTCCATGGCACTTGGATTGCTCGTTGGTTACATTTTAACTAAGTTTAAGATGAATGAAAACGTGCGATATCTGGTGCGTGGTCCATTGGATCAGTTGATTTCAACAATGTATTATTTACGTGTTGAACAGGACCCGACTTCTGAAGTGAAGTTCGGTCCAAATGAAGTTATCCATGCTCAATTGAGCTATCAACCAGCTGTGGCTTCCGTGAGGGAGTCTTTGACGATTGATAGCTCAATTAGAGCCACTGGAGCAGCTCATCAATCCTGTATCATTCGCATCTATTCAATTACTCCATCTACTGTTTTGGAGCAATTCGTTGGATTGGCTGTACGTGTTAGTGACGAAGAACTCGTGGTCCCTACTCATGTCTACCAATTCATGGCTGATTCAAAATCTGTTTTGAAATCTAGTGCTAGAAAACGAATGCAAATTGACCCACCTTTGGTGGTGCGTCATTATGGTGTTGACAGTTATGATCTTTCGATGATAAAAGTTAGCAAGGGAGTTTTAGCTACTCTGGCGGTTTCCAAAGCGAAGATGGGTGTTGTGAAGCTTGATCAAAGAGTCACAATATTTTCTTCTCTTAATGGAACTGAACATGGTGCAGTATCGGATGGTCTTATTAAGCCAACCGGTATGGAATGTGTTTATGCTCATTCCGCTTCAACTGTTCCCGGTAACAGCGGAGCCCCTGTTTTCCAAACTCAAGGAGGTAGCCTCTATGTTGTTGGTTTTCATACTGGCAGTTTTGGAGGTGATCCTAAGTTTTCGAATAGGTTTACGTGCTCAACCCCAATCTCATATGATTTAAATTCATATGCACACTATTTGATGGAGTCACCTGTTATGGCAACGAATATCGATGATGAAGATATAATTAATCGTGATATGGTTGCTATTAAACAGAAGTTCGATCAAGAGATGGAAAACCGTAAGGAACTCCGTCGGACTGGTGGAACTCACTATGATGATGATGTGCAAGAAAATGAATGGAAACAAGCGGATCGTGCCGCTGTGAGAGACTCTTATAAGAATAACAATGCTGAATTTTATGATCAGTATCGTTATGTTAATGGTCAAGGTTGGCAACAGAAATCTAAACGTGGAGGCAAGGGTAAAGGTGGCAGAATGAACCACGAGAGTGCTGTCTCTCCAATTCCTATGGAAATGGAAAGTGATGTGCTCAGAGTGATTCCTGATGAAACTTATCTTGCTGTTTTAGCTTCAGCAGCAACCAATGTTGGTGCAAGAGTATCCTCTCTTTTAAAAGGAACTCAGGGGGAAGTGATCCCGCTGACGAAAGAAAATATCACCGAGAAAATTTTGTCTCAGACAACGATAAGTCAGGATTCAAAGAAATTGAAAGTTCTCTTGACGGAGGACTTGAAATTGTTGGAGAGTCCAATCCTATCGGAAGATATAAAGTCAAAAGAGAGTCCGTCTATATTGCAAAGCTTAGAGCTTTCATTGAAGAACAAAGCCGTGACCAAAAGTCAAGTCAAGAAGCTTATGGCGTCCTTGAAGAACTTAGAGGAATCAGCAACTTCAGAGTCAATCCCCGTCAGGGAGGAGAGCAAGAAAGACGAAGCTTGAACTTTTACTTTAATCGTGTTGATAAGTTTCGGGAGGAAGTGAATTACGAACATCCTAATTTTATACGGACGCTAGAATGCCTTCGGGAAGTTCTACCAGAGTATTTGGATGATCTTGATCCACCTAAAATCGAAACTGTCTTTGATGAGACAATACAATTAGTAGGGGATCGGTATATGTTCACTGATATATACATTGAATCACTCTTCACTACTGTCAAGAGAACATCGTCGCCTGGTGTTGATATGGTTTATACATATCAATCGAATGGTGCTTTGCTTGATGACAATCCTGAAGAGTTGAAACAACGTGTTAACAGTAGATTGAATAGCCATTTACAGTTTGCTAACATTATTGTCGGTGAGCGATCAGAAATGTTCGTTCTGGATGCACTCATGAATTGCTGTCAAACTTTTAAGAACTACAAGACTGCTCAACATTGGGTTGAGAGAGACTTGTGCGATCCCATTCGAGTGTTTATCAAAGATGAGCCTACAAAGACGTCTAAAGAAGATCGTGTTATTTGCAGCGTTAGTGTCGTTGATTCTTTATTAGAAAGAGCTCCGATTTTGGACCATTTTATGTCATTGCGCCATAAGTGGACCAATGGCCCGAGTTCGATCGGAATTGACTTAAGCAGCGTTGATAGCATGCAGATCTTTAGAAACAATTTGTTTAAGCGTTTAGGCAATTTATCAGCAAACTCTGATTTACAGGGTTTTGAATATTGTTTTAATTCTTATTGTTTCTTTGTGTGTTTTATTATGCAATTCTATTTAATCTTTAGAAAGTTCCCCTGGGAAGTTAAGATGAAGGAGCTGACCCTACAAGGAAAGCTTCTGTTCTTAAATGCTCTCTTGGATCAGTTGGACAAGGTTATTGTCTGTTCTGATGGGAAAGTTATAAAGACGAATAGAGTTTGGCTTGCATCAGGTAGATTCAAAACTTCGTATTATGGCACGTTGTTTCGTTCCATTCTACCCAGTTTAACTGCGAACTTCTATGCGAACAATGTGGAAAATATCTACGTACCATCTACGGCGAACGGGGATGATTGTGTAGAGAAATTCGCTTTTAATAACATAGAAAGCTTTGTATCTGGTTATGCAAAGTTTGGTTTCAAAGTTACTGACTATAAAATTATTAGATATGGTGAAGATATCTCATTTTGTAGTCAGATTATCTCAGATGGTACTCATTACCCTGAATCCATCCTAAAGCAGACTCTTCATTTACTTCGTCATAAAGTAGTTGATAAGGAGCTTTGGGATCAATTTCACTACGTAATGCATCGTAGAAAAGATTGGGGGGAATTAGAAGAAATCTGTTTGAATATATTGTCCGCGTCGGATCTAAGTGGACAAACACTCCAAAATTAATTGGAATCTTGTAAATAAAGTGTATATAATTTGAATTTGTGTTTTGTGTTTTGTCTTGTAAATATTTGTATATAATATGGTTACTGAGGCGAAAAGAATTAAAAGGCGACAGAAGAAACAACAAAAGAGGTTAATGCGAAGACTTGCAGGTCAAGGAGATTACGACGTGATTGAGGCAACACCACGAGTGGTAAAGAAGCCAAATCCTATCGCGAGTTTGGAAAGTCGGGTAGCAAAACTAGAAAGCAATACCGGGAAGTCGGTGACTCCAATTGGAAAATTGGCTTCATCGGCCGGGAAGTTTATTGGTGATAAGTTTGGCTACGGGAATCTTGGCGAACAGGCCGGTGGTATGATGGCTAGATTATTCGGGCATGGTGATTACGATGTCAGGGTTAACTCTTTGATGCAAGGAAGTAAGGATCCCTCTGGTGAGAGGGGTTCTAACATGGTGCCAAAGTTTCAAAACGATGGACGAGGTGTTAGAATTAAAGAAAGAGAATATATTGGAGACATAACTGCGAGCGCTGCTCAAGGATTATTTAACAATCAATCTTTTCCTATTAATCCTGGACTTTCTTCAACTTTTCCTTGGTTGTCGACTGTTGCTGGTCAATTCGAAGAATATGAATTTATGGGATTGGTATTTGAATACATCTCTACATCATCAGAATTTAATGGTTCATCACAAGCGTTGGGTTCAGTTACCATGGCAACGGATTATGATCCTACGGATCCTCCGTATGTTAACCTTATTCAAATGCAGTCTTCTGATTACTCATGTATGGTGAAGGCTTCAAAGAGTATGGAACATGGTATTGAATGTGATCCAACAGAACGTCCCTCGCGGGTTAGTTTTGTTAGAACTGGCAACGTTAGTGATGATTTGAAATTCTATGATTTAGGTTTGTTTCAAGTAGCAACCCAAGGAATGTCGGTGGCAAATGTTGATGTTGGTCAATTGTGGGTTTCTTATGATGTTATGTTAAAGAAGAAACAATTGATCGCGGGACAATTGGGAACCACTATTGGTGAGTCAAGTTTAGTCTTTACTAATCCAACTAGTGCGGTACCTTTTGGAACAGGCAACACATCTTACTACGATAATATTGGTGTAGCATGGGCGGGGAATGTTGTAAACTTTCCTACGTCGTTGCAAGCTGGGGCTTATGCGTTATTTTATCAAAATGACAATACTGCAACAGATTACTATACGATTACGGCAACGAATACAAATTGTTCAACCTATGCAAACACTGGTGGTTATTATGGATTCCCTTTTGAAGATTTGAACTCTTCTAACACAGCGACTGAATTACATTCTGTAATTATAGTTTTAAATGGTATTGGAGCAAAGTCTTCTTGGGCATTCACAGTTGGGGCTGGATTGAATACAGCAGGAGTTTTCATGCAACAATTGAATTTGAATTCAGTAAATGCATTGATTGCTGCTGGAAAGATCTCAGCCACAACTACATTCTAATTGTAATGCTGAAGTGAAGAAAACACTTATAAATTACGTTTGAAGTGAAGCAAACACTTATAAAATGCCTTCATGGTTCCACTGCTTTAG